AACCGAATGAATATCTTTCACGGGCTTTATATCTTACATTGCCAGTATCGAAATCACCATCCATCGAAGTTGTTAAAGCAGTTCTTTCAAAATGCTTCATACCGTTAGGCACGTCAGTAGTTAAGAAGTAAGCGTCACTATCAGTTAGATAGTGGTTTACTGTATAACCTTCTGGTATTGCACCATTATTTCTTAATGCGTTAAGGTCGTTATCAGCTGTACCAACACGAAGTTGTGTGTCAAGCAAACGAGTAGCAACGAATTGAAGAGCTGGTGGAATAACCAACTTACGAGGTTTAGCTGCAATCAATAGACCTCTTTCATCAGTCCATGCTGCGATTTGAATCACTGCGTTTTCTAATGCTGTTTCGTTAAGGTCTGTTGGTGTTGCTTGTGTATTACTGTTAGTACCACCTGAAACTAATGGGTGATTTACTACCACATCAGGATTAGAGTTGTCATAACCAAATAATGACACACCGTCACCACCAGCAAAAGCGCCATCAAAACCATTGTTAAGAACATTAGCTGCTCTAACTTGTTTTGTGTTCGCCATTGATCGTGCAAGAGCTTTAGTATAACGAGCTGAAAGACTATCATATAGATTATCTTCAACCGCTTCTTCAGTTAAACTGAAACCTAAAGCAATTGTTACGTGGTTGTATCTAGCTGTAAAAGCTTCTTGTGCGTTATCATACGCAATAGCTGCTCCCTCATTTTTCAGAGGTGCGGCTGCAAAGCCAGCTAGTTTTGTTTCTTCTTCAAAAGAACGATCAGAAGATTCAGTTTCGTAAATCTCTTTATGTTCTTCGCCATATTTCTCATATTCTAAACCGAATAGAGCGTTAAGGCCTGGTAATAGCTCCTTAAGGAGCTGGGCTCTTGAAATTGCCATATCATATTCTCCTTAATTATACGCCTGCAGCGCGGGTGTATGAGTGAATGCCTTCATTAAACTTAATTAATAAGTCTGTGAATGCGTCACCCACGGTTGAAGTTGGACTATCTACAAAATCAACAATACGGAAAGCAATAGTGCTTGTCGCAGCTGTCGTAGCAGATACTGCCATTGTAGAATTACCAGTGGTAGTATCGCCTGATGTTGTAGGATTTACCACAGAGGTGAAATTAGTATTCTGACCTAAGTCAGTTTGTGTCACAATTCCATCCGCTTGTGCTTGAAAAATTACATCTGGGTCGTCAATAATATATGCTTGAGCATCCGATGCTACTGTAGATGCTGGCCAGTTTTGACTAAACACTATTGTGCCTAGATTAGGGTCTGTGTAAGTACAACCTACAAAAACACCAATAACACCATCAGGGAATACATCTCCGTTGTCCCCTTTGTTTCGGACAATATCAATTGTTCCATTAGTAGCGTCGATTGCAACAACCGAACCATTAAATATATTTTCTGCTAAACCAGAAGTAATCGGTAATAGACGCGTAGAGCCCGCATAAGGGGTACCGCCTATATGGTTTACCGCTTTAAGCCCATAGGGCGTAGCTGTAGTTGCCATGATTGTTTCTCCTATTTATTTTTTACCCCTTCCGAAACTTTTACCATTTTCTTGACCTTCAGCAAACTTAGGCATACGTGGATCACTTTGATTCAAATATGATTGGTCAACTGCATCAGTCTGTGCTTTTGTTTTATTTTTAACATAAGCCGCTCTTTGGTCCATCATTTCTTGAGGAGCTTTACATAATAATAGACCTCCAATTTCTATGCCTTCTTTAAATTGGCTATTGGGGTCTGCCTGTATTATGACTTCTGGGTGTTCCGAATGCTTCACCGGTTCCCAGCCTTCACGCATTTTTGAAGATACGTTCATGTTATCAGGCTCATTCAATAAAGAAACTCGAATCCAACGATAGGCCCATCCAGCTTTTTTAGTAAACTCCGGTAGGAGTGAAGCAGGTTGCCATTTCTTTGGTTCATCTTCTCGTACTTCTGTTTCTCTTGATTCTCTTTTTACCTTATCCATTTGCGTTCTCCAATTTCATAATTTCTCGTGCATATTGCTCAGGTGTTAACTTTAGTTTTTTCGCTAAAGCGACTTGCGTCTTAGTCAACCTAACTTTTTTAGGGCTAGTTGATCTGGTTGCAGGAGCAACAACATTTGAAGGTTTGCGTTGGGCGGGTTTCTCCGGTTCCAACGAATTATCCCCAAAATTTTCAGGGAATCGTTTTTGCATCGTTTCATCTATACGACGATAGTATTCGTCACTTGTAGGACTTAACCCACTCCTGACTAATTGTTCGTGCACACCTAGGGCTAGACTTGTCATTTGCTCATCTTTCCCAAACCAATCGTTATTACTTTGCCAATCTGTTGCTTTGGCGTCGGGCTTAGCAATCGGAGGTTGCACTTGTTGATTAGACTGTACTCTAGTTTCTGCTTCTTGTCCAGAAAAATTATATTGAGGCCTTATAGTCCGAGCCGAAGACAGCTGATATTGAGCATCATTCATTTTAGTCTGGGCGTCAATAATTTTAGTAGTGTCTCCAGAGTCATAAGCTTCCCGATAATCTCTTTGGGCTACAGACAAATCAGCCTCAAATTTAC